TACAATTTAATGATTTAAAGCGGAAGCTACGGAAAAAAGCAGCAGAAAAAGATAAAAAAGGTAAAGCGATCGGTTTCCGTAAAGTTTTGCAAGATCATGTCAAAATTCTTCATCGTCAACATAACTTGGATCCTGATATCGGGACTCATGCGAAAACTGTCCTTTTCTTAGATTTTTTATCGGTTGCCGATAGTCAGCAAAAGATTGAAGCTGGCTTGCGCTCATTCATCGCTGATGTCGAAGCTCATCCGATTGGACAGCAGGGTTTTTTTGAGCAACCTCCAATGGCAGAGATCCTCGATCGAACGATCGGAGCTCACCGGACGGAAGCGAAAGTCGATGCTCAAACAGCTGAGACCCCCACCAGACCCCCTACTGAATTTGTTCCGGAAAAATTGCTGTCAACAATCAAGAGATTGATTACCAGCGGTGAAACTTCAAAGAAATATATATTCCACACAACCAATACTTTGGATCCAATCATTGATAATGGTTTAGATACTGGAGGTTTTGCTGGATCACCTATTGGGGATCGTGGCCTTGGTGGTTTTGTCCATGTTTTTTTAAGATCAGATCTACCTAAATCATTGAGGGATAAACCACCTCAAATGGTTGAATTAGAATCAGATTATAAGCCGATCTGGACATTTCTTTCAGATGACCTTGAGCTTCCAGAATCATACGGTTTTAGAAGTCAAGAACTTGGTGATGGACCTCAACCACCTACCGAGATGAGTTCTACGGAATTAGCTAGACAACAAGAAATTCAACAAAAAAATCGCGAAGATATTTCCGATCTTTATCAAGCAAGAGAAGCTTTTGATGAAACAAAAGTCCGAGAAGAAATCGAGTCTGAGCAGATCCATGCTCGGGATGAGGAAGTCGATTACAGTGTTCGGGAAGATGAGCCGGTTGTGCTTGAAGAATCTCCGTATGGTGAGCAAGGTCCAAGTGATGCTGAGATGGCTGAAATCGAAGCCCAGGCCGATGCAGAACTCTCCAGAATGAAGGATTGGGATCCGGATAAGGAGTTAAAAGAAATCAACGAACTTGAACGAATGGGAGAAGCAATGGATGAGGACTCTCGAATGATGAACTGCATACTCGGGAAACTGTAATGGCTGACCAACCGAAATTATTCGATCCCTGTATTGCAATCGGGAAGGAAGTTTTTAATCTTTCCGAAGAGAATGCAAGAGTGATTGTTGAACAGATGCGGAATGTTGCCAAAGGAATCACTCAAGGAGATGTTCAGGTTCGTGTGAAAAAGATCATGCGAGCAGAATCTGCAATGGCAAAAAAGTGGGCTCGTCAAGAAAGGGTCCAGGCCAAGCTGAATAAGATCAAAGACAAAAGACTTGAAGATCGAGTGATGGGTTCTCATGCAGAGCGTGAACGGCTGGAGAAGGAGAATCCTAGATTATGGAGGAAGATTCTCAAATGGATGGGGAAAGAAACTGACGAGCGGTTGCCTTTGAGTGATGAAGTGATTGCAAGGTATACCGGAGCGACCAGGTTGAGAACCGGAGGTCAGGACTCTGCTGCCGGGAGAATGCTTGCAGCCGAGCGGAAGAACCAGGGTGAGATATTTGGAGTGATGCTCCGCAAGCATAACATGACAGAGAAAGAGCTCCATAAATGGATGGATGATAAAAAGAACCTAGAAGATGTCGTCACCGAAAGCTTCGGCCCGAATGGAGAAGGATTCGATCTCCAGAATCCCATCCCACACACACAAAATAAGATCGCTCACACCTTTGCAAGAGCACGGATCGAGGTGAAGAAATATTGGGTGGATCTCATGAATGCAGAAGGAGCCATGATCGGATGGTTGCCGAATCATACTGTCACTCAATATCACGATCCACTCAAGGTCGGTCGTGCCGGGAAGGAGCAATGGATTAAGGATCAGCTGGAATTCATCGGTCAGGGAACCGAAGCAGAGACCAGGACTTTCGGATTGATGGATGAAGTTCAAAGAAGACAGTTCCTTGATGCAGCATGGACAAACATCAGAGAAGGAAACCGGACTTCGATCGATGAAGCCCCAGTGGTTTCGGTTCCAGGAAACCTGGCAAAGAAGTTATCGCAGCATCGGAAGATTCATTATAAGAGTGATAAGGCATGGCTTGAGAACTTCAAAAAATATGGAGGCAACGATCTGAAGACTTCGATGTGGACTGAGCTCAAGAACCTAGCTGACGATGCAATCATGATCGAAGAGTTCGGAACGAATCCGAAACTCTCCCAGGAGAAGCTCTGGACGAAGCTCAAAGCTTATGCTGCCAATCCTCCTGACGGGAAAGTCCGAAAATGGAATGAGAAAGGAATAAGTGGAGTTGAAACCCATTGGCAGTGGGTTGATCAATCAGCCCACCATATTGCGAATGCTGGAGGCTGGGGACCAAACATCGCAGCTTTGACCCAGGGCTACCTGATGGCTCAGAACATGTCGAAGCTTGGAGGATCAGTATTTCCAAGCTTTTCTGATCTTTCCACGGCTGTTCAGACTTACCGTTATCACGGTTTGGATTACTTGGAAGGAATGCATGATCATTTTAAGTTCCTGACCAAAACCCTGACTCCAGATGAGCGGATCGAGGTGATGTATGCAGTCGGTGAATTCAATGATCTGATCATCGGAGGTTTCCATTCCCGTCATGCGGTGACGAATCCTGAAGTTGGAACAATGTCGAAGATGCAGGATTTCTTCTTCAAGGTGAATCAGCTTGCCGGTTGGACTTACAACAACCGATCTGCTGTTCAGTTCGTGATTTCAGGAAACATTGCAAGGAAGCTTTCAAGATCGTTTGATGACCTAAATCCAAGACTTCAGCGAGTGCTCAATCAGTATGGCATCGATGCAAAGGATTGGGCAGTGATGCAGGATGTTGGAGTCAAGACCTTTGACTCTGAAGGAAACATGATAGATCAGACGGCTCCTTCAGAAGTCCTCGATCTGAATCGTCGTCAATACTTCACACCTGATCTGTTGGAAGCGGTTGCAAAGAATCCTGAGATGTCTCTAGTCGATCGGAAGGCATACCAGGATCTTGCGTTCAAGATGCGGAATTTCTATGTCCAGGAGGGTCGAATCGCGATCCCGGAACCTGATGCAGCCGATCGAGCGATCATGACTATGGGGACCGAAAGCGGTACGATAAACAGGAGTGCTCTCGTGGCAATCTGGCAATTCCGATCCTTCCCATTGACTTACCTTCGTAGGCTCGGGCCGAGGTATGCTCACCAGGGAACCATTTATACGATCGGAAACCTTGCAGCAATGACAATGATCGGGTATGTGTCGAGCACAGCTAAGGATATCCTTCTTGGAAAAGAACCGAAACCGCTGGATAACCCGAAGACCTGGGCGAATGCATTCATCTACTCTGGAGCCGGTGGGATCATGGGAGATTTCGTGTTCAATGATTTCCGGAGTTATGGTCGGACTGTTCCAAGTGTGATCATGGGACCGCTTGGAGATGAACTACAAAACTGGGGAGACTTTTTCACAAGATTAATGACCGGTGAAGATGCAGCAGCAAAAGCATTCAACAATGTCATCAGAATGGCTCCCTTTGCAAATCTCTTCTACACGAGAACAGCCCTGGATTACATGTTCATCTACAACATCCAGAACTTCCTGAATCCTGGAGTTCTTCGTAGACGAGAGAAACGGATGAAGCGTGAATACGATCAGCAATACATGAAAGGCATGAAACCGTCTAATTCGAAGCTTCGCAAAGCCTCTCCACTTTACATGATGGGAATCAAATGACAGTTACCGCAACTCTTCCAAGAGTCCAATCCACGATCACTTCCGGGAATGTCGAAGACCTGGCAGATGACCCAACTTCGGTCACCTTTACAGTCGGATTTAAATATTTAACGACTGCTGAAATCGTTGCTACAAGAACTGATGGATCAACCGGGGCTGACACAGGATTAACAGAAACGACTCATTATTCGATTTCTCCAAGTTCAGGAACTTCTGGAACATTCACCTTCACAGTAGCTGGGGCTGCATTGTTTTCAGCAGATGATCTTCTGACTTTCACCAGGAAGATGGAAAAAACAGCTGATACCTTCGATCAGCTTTCCGACTATGCCCAAAACGATGCATTGGATGCTGATACCCTCGAAGGGAACTTCGATAAGTCGATCATGATCTCTCAGCAGCTGGGTGAGGAGGCCTCAAGGCAGATCGCGTTTGCACCAACAGCAACTTTTGATTCTTCTGCATCAGAAGCCTCCACGATTACAGGGACCAAGACGGCTCGAGCAAACAAATTATTAGCTTTTGATTCTTCAGGGGATATTCAAGCAGACCAGGAGATCGGAACCTGGCAGGGAGCGTGGGTTAGTGGAAGAGCATATAGTGTGCGTGATCTGATCCGTCTAAGTGACACAGGTGCTGTTTATATCTGTACTTCAGTTCATACAGCAGGAACCTTTGCGACTGATGTTAGTGCAGGCAACTGGTCTGTGGTCATTGATGCAGGTGGTTTTAATGTCAAACTTACTGGAGATTTTACTATTGCTGCTGATGAAACCTACATCTGTCCGTACAAGATAGATCTTAACGGATATATTCTTGAAAATAATGGGACTCTCATTTGTGCAGAAATCATCACTGGAGATGGGACTTTTACAGGTAATAGTGCCACCGAATCTGGACCAGTTTCAGTTGGCGGTGCATCTTTTGTTACCCCTACAGGGGTTCAGACTTTAACCAATAAAACTCTTACCAGCCCAAAGATCAATGAAGATGTAGTTATGTCTGCAACTGCTACTGAACTGAATCTACTAGATGGAGTTTCAGGATTAGTTCAAGCAGATTTCACAAAACTAGCGGCAATTGATGCAACAGATTCTGAAATAGATACAGTTGCAGATGGAACAACATCTCCTGGTACAAATGCCGTAGCAGGAACAGATGGGATTGTTACGAATGATGCTGGAACGATGAGGCAAACAACAGTTGACACGTTTGATACCTATTTATCCCAGACATCTAAGACATTGGAGAATAAGAAGATCCCAGAAATAGATTCAGATTCTTCAATAACTTTAGATGCAGAAACTTCTGTAGAACTTAATGCTAATAATGGGATTATTTATATGAAAGATGACACAGCAACTATTTTGACTATCCAACTTTCAGGTGGAAACACCACAATCACAGGACCATAAAGGAAACCTATGGGAAATTTAACATTCAAACCAGCAGATGAAGGGCATCTTATCCTTCAAAATGATGCTAGTACAACTGCTATCGAAATCAAAGATGACGAAGCTAATGTTTATATGGAAAATGGAGATATAATTACTGGGACAGCAGGGAAAGTTACCGCAAAAGGTGAGTTTCTTCAGCACTCATTACATAGATCACTCGTTTTAGGATATTGAAAGGATCATTATGGCTATAGCAAGAGGCGCAGGAACAGAGATAATTCGGAGTATTTTCGTTGAAGAAGTTGATGATGTGGCAAGGTATTTAATTTATGGCGCACAACATCATATTTATACAGTTCTGAATATAACTATCCAATGTCAGGCGGTTAATTCGGCAGCGTCTTGGATTGAAGCTCGATTTGTGGGCTATGATGCGGGAGCAGGAACATCAGCACAGGATCTATATCTTTTTAGACAGGTTATGGCAGCAGGAGATACCTTTGTGTTCAATGACAAGTTCAGTTTTAATGGTCATGAACCTGTTGACTTTACAGGACCCGTAAATAGTGTGGTTAAACAAGATGCAATAGCAGATCAAGGTTCAGCAGTTGCTCAATATCTGCTTATTGGTGCATTACACGGTGCAGATGATTTTGATGTTTTGTGTACCTTCATCGACCAGAATAACGCATAGGAGAAACTCATGAGTGGAATAATTAATTCGGCAGGAAGTCGTTCAGGTTTCATCGGGCCAAAAACATTTTCAGACACACCTTCATTTGCAGTTAAAAGTGCCAGTACACAGACAGATATTACATCTGGTGGAGGAGGAACTTATGTAGTATTTGGGACAGAAGTGTTTGATAATGGAAACAATTTCACTAGTTCTGCTTTCACTGCACCCGTTGCAGGTATATATAATTTTAGTACGGACGTAACATGTAATCAAGTACCGGCAGATGGTGTTTATTTTGAAGTCCGGATGGTCTTCACTGGTGGGCCGCCTTTAGTGCAAAGTTTTAGGTCTGAGCCATCACAAACCGGATTATATGACAATATGTCTTTTTCGCAGCTTGTAAATATGGATGCTGGTGATACTGCTAAAGTACTGGTGTATTATGATGCAGGTAGCGGATTAGATATTCAGTCAGGTGATGGAACACGTTTTTCTGGTTATCTAGTTCGTTAATTAATTTATAAAAGGGAAAATAATGGATATTAAAAAAAGGACCTTAACAAAAGTAGAAGAAGCATCTCTAAAAGATGCTATGTCTTCAGTACAAGATTGGGTTGACGGAGCAATTACTGGAAAAATAAATAATTGCAAAAAAAGAATGTGTAAGAAGTGGCGTGAGATACTTTATGCTGACGAATCGGTTACACAGATTCCTAGCAATGATGATGAATTGGTTCTTCTGGTAATTGCAAGAGATGATTACAAAACTAAAGCAGAACAAGAAGCGAAGATGAATCCTGAGTAATCCATGACAGGACTCCTCATATTCTTTTCGATTTATATCACTCTGATTTTAGCTGGAGCCTATCTGGTGTGGTATTTCATGAACAATTATGATTCCATAATTTTCAGGAGAAATAGTGTCAAATGAATCCTGCCGATTATGCATATACTACAGGTCAAACTCATCCTGATCTCATGGAATTAAATACTATATTAGACTTATTGAATCAGGTTGGTATTCCAGTAGCTATCTCTGTGATCTTAATGTGGTTTATCAAGTATCAATTCGATGAATCACGGAAGGAACGTGAGGAAGCAAGAGAAGATCGATCTGAGAATGAGAAGCAAGTGCTTGAATTACAGAGGGATTTTAATTCCCAAATGGTTGATACCATAGGAAAACTAACCCATGCAATTGAGAACAATACACGGGTCGTTGAATCCCTGAAACTAAGATAATGGCTAAAGAAATCACTACGACTACGGTTACGAAACCAGATGCTCCAAAACCGATAGTTCCTAAAATGTCGGTGAATGAGAGGATTCAAGTAAGTAGGTTTATAGCTCGTTTTGTAGTGGCTTTATCTGCTCTTGCTATTTTTGCCTATATTGTACATGTAATGTTGGGTAGTGCAGATGAATTACCAACTTCCAGTAAAGACCTTTTGAATATTCTGATTGGAGCTTTTATCCCGATTATTAGTGGTATCGCAAAATACCATTTTGAGAGTGGAGGTGATCTACACCAAGAAGAAGAAAAGAACCCCATAGCACCCCATCCTGAGAAGGAAACTAGTGAACTCGTTTAGTTGGCTCTATGATTTTTTTAATCAACCCCAAAAACAAGATGAAGAAAGGAAAGAAATGCTCCCAGCCCTCGCAATGGCACAACAGGTTTTATCACTTGTCAGCGTGATCCAAGATCTTGTCGGCTCCGACAAGAACTCAGCTACATCAAATGAAGTTGAAGAAATCATTAAAGCGAAAATTGATGATCCAATTGACAAACTATCTACCGAAGTCCTGGATCAGATTAATGAAAGTGTGGGTGCTGATGCTACTCATAAATTCAATTCCTTTATCGATTTGGTCAAAGGAAAGTAGCTGGTTAGCGATGCACATCAGTCAGAATTTCACCCTTAAAGAGTTAATCTATTCTCCCGATGCTCAACGAGCTAATATCAAGCAGGAGCCGACTCTTTTAGCAGTTGCACGAATGACTGTCCTGGTCATTAAAGTTCTCCAGCCGATCCGAGATCATTATAACAAAGCACTGAAGGTCAATTCTTGCTATCGGTCAAAAGAATGGAATGCTCATATTAATGGATCATCTAAGAGTCATCATTGTTGTAATGGCGAGTCAAGTGCAGCAGATATAGAGATTTCATCTGAATCCGTCAGTAACCTGGAGCTTGCCGAATACATCAGAGATAACCTAGAATTTGATCAACTGATTCTTGAAAACTATGATCCTAAAAGAATTCAAGCCTGGAATGGTGAAGAAGAAGGCCCGAACTCCGGCTGGGTCCATGTTTCCTATAATGCTATGGGAAACAATCGTAAGGAAATCAAAAGAATGCTTTATGACAGGAATGGAAAGGCCAAGTATTTCCCCGGACTTACTGAATAAAACCACCTATGGTTATTTGTGGTTTTACTTTTTCAGTGAGGTGAATC